CGCCTCTCATATGGCGTTGTTATATACTATACGAATATAACAAACGCATTGGCATTGAATGTCTGGACATTATGGATTTATCAATCGTGTATATACGTTAGTCATGGGTATAATAGGAGCGCCTACTTCGTCGAAAATACGGTTGTAATTATCGACCTCGGAACCCGCTAAATAAGTGCGTATAGGTATAAATTGTACACTGCAATTCAATATCAAGTGTTTTACGTCGGGTTGATTGGTTCCGTCATCTGGATGCGGAAAAACGATATACATATATTTCACGTTGCTTTTAAGCGTCCCATTTATGGCAGAATCGCTAATACCTAGTTTATTCAAACGCCCATTTGTCAACACTGGATCGTTGTATCTATAAAATGCGGGAATCGTGCCACCCCCAGTAACTATATTTACGAACGACCGCAATGATTCTTTCGAGGTATTCGGCACATTCGTTACTTGTTCTTCCCCGGGTGAATATATTTGCTGTATATTTACTACATCCATAGAAAACACCAGTTTACCCATAATTTTCGATAAGGTGGTGCACGTTTCTAGGTGTACTGGTTTATTGTCTTTATCTCTCAAATAGTTGGTAGAGTATATTGGCGGATTTGTCCCGGGTTTACCGTTGACCACATCGACGACATTTGAAATGATATCTACGGTTGAATTTAACCGACGATAAACGCGGATATGAACGAATACCGGATATTTATGTACGTCTTTCAGTTTTGGATTGAATTTGGTAGTAGGGTTGAATGCGTTATTATTGATACATTCTAATGCAGTTGATAAGAGTAATTTATCGGAAACTGTTACGGGTGCATTATCGGGAGAATATCCAACATATACATTTCCACTTGCCGAAAACACGTTTAAATCGATAAATCGGTATCCTTCTTGAATAATCGATAGAATATTTGCTTCAGATACATTCTTTCCATCATATGCGGAATTGAAAGACGATTTAACGAAGTATTCTTTTAGAGGTAGGTCTTTCGAATCTTTATAACTGTTTTCGCACTCGGTTGAAGATGGATCGTCGGATGATGTCGTCATCGATTCAATATGCAGTTGTCCTCTATTTATTTGCCTATAGAAAACGGCAAGAATGACGATAATAGATAAGATAAGAAATATATATTTTAATGTCATATTGCGTTTATAAATATATATTGTAAGAATATTATCCGATTCATCCTCTCAACTTGTGATTGTACATGTTTGGGACAATTCCTGAGAGAGGATGTAACGAAGTCAGGAGCGTAGGAATTGGATGATGAATGCGAAGTGCCGGAGAAACGCCCTAATGCGTTTTGTAGGAATATTTTTCGTCAAAAGATAATAGAGATTATATATCAGAAACGTTTATAAATGGCAGGGGGACTATTAAATTTGACCGCTACGGGGAGTGCGAATGTTATATTGACAGGCAATCCCACGAAAACATTTTTCAAGGTGGTTTATTCTAAATATACAAATTTCGGATTGCAAAAGTTCCGTCTCGACTATGACGGGCAGCGTGACCTACGATTAACTACATCCAGCACATTTCAATTCAAAGTGAAACGTCATGCGGATTTATTGATGGATACGTATTTATGTATCACTTTGCCGGATATATGGAGTCCTATTTATCAACCGTGTTTGCAGACGACGTTTAAGTGGGGAGCGTATGATTTTCGGTGGATACGCGATTTAGGAACACATATGATAGAGAACATATCGATTACTTGTGGGTCGACAGTATTGCAGTCTTATTCCGGCGCGTATTTGGCAGCGCTGATTGAACGCGATTTTCCGGAAAGCAAGAAACACGCATTCAATGTGATGAGCGGCAATATTCCAGAAGTATACAATCCAGCGAATGCACACGGTAGAAGCAATGCATATCCATCCTCTTATTATGTAGGTGATGGTATAAACGCGGAACCTTCTATACGAGGTAGAGTACTCTATGTACCAATCAATGCATGGTTTATGATAGATAGTAGGTGCGCATTCCCTCTAGTGGCATTGCAATATAATGAATTGTATATTAACGTGACAATACGCCCTATACAAGAACTATTCCAAGTACGTGACGTATTTGATTGGGGGAATCGTTTCCCCTATGTGCAACCGGATTTTACGCAACCGCAGTTCGGTATGTATCGGTTTTTGCAGTCTCCGCCGGGTGTGAATTTAGACGCAGTGAATTATGAGAATCAACAGGTGACGTGGAATGCGGACGTACATTTACTCGCAACCTATTGCTTCCTCTCGGACGACGAACGTAAAAAGATTGCTTTAGAAGACCAAGTGTATTTGGTGAAAGACGTCTTCGAATACAAGTTCGACAATTTAGTCGGAACAAAAACGGTTTCTCTTACATCAAATGGTATGATATCGAATTGGATGTGGCATTTGCAGCGTAATGATGTGAATCTGCGAAACGAATGGAGCAATTATTCGAACTGGCCTTATCGAGAACTACCGAACGATATCTACGGCGCTCCAATCGGTTCAACTACAGTAAATGGAGTCGAGGTTTTATCGCCAGCATTTAATGGTAACTATTACAGTGTAGGTCCGGGATTGAATCCGCCGGATGAACAGCGTATTACTGGAACGAATACTGGTTACTACATAACGGGCGAATTCAATGCAGAAAACATACACGACATTATGGTTTCTATGGGAATTAATTTGAATGGAGTATATCGAGAAAACACACTACCGGCGGGAGTCTATGACTTTGTAGACCAATATGCGAGAAGCAATGGTTCTGGTAAACGAGGATTATACTGCTATAGTTTCGGATTGAATTCGAGTCCATTTGAATATCAACCTTCTGGTGCAATGAACCTCTCGAGATTTAAGGATATTAATCTAGAAGTGACTACGATTGTTCCGACAATTTCACCATTAAATAAGAATTATCAAGTCGTTTGTGACCCGTCTGGAAATATAATCGGTATTAACAAGCAAAATTGGCGATTGTTCGATTATACATTTAATATGACGCTTTACGAAGAGAGGTACAATATATTTTCTGTTATTGGGGGAAACTGTGGAATGCTATTTGCTAGATAAATGTACGGCACGGGTAAGTCATGGGACATTCGCATTATAAACGACCATATATATATGTTTCGTAGTATAATCGTACGTAAAACACCCTCTAAAATAACGTATATTATTATAAGAATAATATACGTATTTTGATAAAATGAACAATACCGTATGGTCGAAAAGTATGAAAGAAGGATTACAAATGAGAGAGTTAACAGATAATAAAAAGAAAACAAACGAGTTAACAGAGAATAACAAGGAAACGAGTGGTTTACCAGAATTCCCACTCGATTCAGAAGACAATATACCGGGAACTAGTGATGCGACCAAAGAACCACGCAAGTCAAAAGAGAAAAAAAAGGAAACGAGTGATGCTACCAAACCCCCGCGCAAGACAAAAGATAATAATACGGAAACGAGTGATGCGACCAAAGAACCACGCAAGTCAAAAGAGAATGCAAATGCAATGGACAATAGTAGTAATGTGGCGTATTATAATAACCTTCCACCGGATGGAAAATTTGCGGATGAAACTATACTATACGGGATTTCGTCATACAGTGAAACGCCGGGAGATACACTATCGCCACCACCGCCTACTGACCCACCCAAAAAACCACCAATAATTAGAGAACTAAAGAACGCGTTTAAAGTATTTGATGTACGGAAAATAAAAAACGTATTCAAAGATCTATTCGGTTCGACTGCAAATAGTTTTAAAAATTTCGATAAGAATATCGAAAAAGTGTTAGGACATATTGTCGGTGATTCTATAAAATCGAAAGAATCGAAGACCGAATTAAAAACAGTTGCATCACAAGTATCTAGATGGATTATGTTAATTCCAATGACATATTTAGTTTTAATAAATTGGTGGTACGTAATGTGCTATACCACTTTTTCGTTTGATTTTCGAAAACTGATATGGAGTCCATCAAAATGGGCAGTTGCAGGTCCTATTAATGCTTTCGAGTTCTTTAATTACTACTTGATAACGTTTCGAATGGACTCGAATAGAAGTTTTCTGAAACCGGAAACACTTCGAGAAATATGGGGGTGGCGTCCAATCGTATTCACAGTTATTCATATTTTGTTATTCTCATCTTTTTCCAAACTTAAGATCATCAAATTATTATCAACCGCTTTTAATGGAAAAGGTATTGTTTACATAATACTATTAGTATTATCGTTTTTTTACTTCTTTACATTGACGGCAGCAGAAAAATGGTTAAACCCCATATTCAGTTCTGGATTAGTTGTTGCAGCAATAATGATTGCTATATACGTTATCTGTCTTATCTTAATGTTTGTATTTATTCCCGTTTTGTGTCCATTTTTTCTGATGTATCTTATATTTTTGTCGTACTTCGCAATATTTGCATTTAACTGGTTCTGGCCACCCACCATTATAAGCATAATAAACCAAATGTTCCAAGAACTGAAAGAAGCGTATACAGAAGACCCAGTAGACAAAATGGGTAGATTGGGGAAAGTGTGTTTTAATAATTTTCACAGCATTTATTTGTTAGTTACTGTGATCGTAATATGCTCAATACATGTTAATGAAATAGTGTCTTTTAGAACCCCGGCGGTTATAGGCATTGCAGTTATTGTCAATCTAATTATATGTGGAATTTTCGTACCGAATTCCCTTTCGGCGATATATGAAATAATAAACGTGTTCTCAGAAAATGCCAGCGAATCTTCGCCTTCTATTAAAAAACCGGCGGAAGGGTCCTAATGTCCAGGCACGCAAGGCAGGTCGAAGACCTCCAGACACTAAATCGAAATCATGATGTCCGGAGTTGACTTCGGTTCGTCTGTTCTCTTCCGTAATAACTTATTCTGCAACACCACCACGGTTTCTTCTAAATCCGAAATTTTCGTCTTTAAATCCTGTATTTCTTGCTGTTGACTCTGTATTAGTTGTACGATTTCTTCGGGCATCATCATACGTGGCGGTTTTCCGGGTTCTTGTGCCATAATTCCTGGCATATTATGTTGATTACTCTCCATCATCTTTTTTTGCTGCTCCTCCATCATTTTACGGCGATTTTCTTCGATTATTTTCGTCTGTTCTATCACGTCGGGTTTCATTTTTGGTTCTCCGGGTTCATAGGACGCGAGTAACACGTCGATGTCTTCTAAGAAGAATTTCTGGATTTGTTTCTCTCCCGGTTTACGTATAAAATCGCGGACCTTCTTATTCGACTCTTTGAAATAGTCTGGATGCGGGTTTTCCAGTAATTTTTTCTTGTCAAATGTATTATGATTGTGGGAAAACACCAAGATTGTTTTTAATGGGTCCAATTGCGCAAATGGTATTGTATAATCTTTTAAAAACGCCTTCTCCTCTGCCAATGCGGCGTGGTCTTCATACTTCGTTTCATCGAGAAGACGCGATTTAAATGCAAATGTACCTGCGGTGGCGTGATTTGGTCCATATGGACCGCACTGGTACATCTTCTTGATATGTTTGAAGTAAATATACATCTCACTCGACCCTGCACAGAGTGCCTGTTTATTACTCTGCAATACATCGACTGCGTGTTCAATACGTTCTGGGGGGTAATAGTCGTCGTCGTCCATATAAACGATGATACTGCCTTTCGCTTTCTTATGCATATAGTTCCGCTTCTCGCCGAGAGGCATCTTTTTGTCCAATGCAAAATATTGGATGTTTTTTATACCAGACGACTTTACCAAATCTTCAATCTTGTCTGTTCCGTCATCGACAATAATCCATTCAATACGGTCCATCGGATACGTCTGGTTTTTAAAGCATTCGAAAGCAGTTGGTATAAATGGACGGCGGTTGAACGTCGGCGTACACACACTGACAAACGGTTTGAAGTTTTTTATGGTCTGTTTTTTCCCTTTCGACATTTAGACAATGATATAAATTAAACAAACTGTTTATATATTTTGTAACTATATGAACTATTCTAAATCCTCTCCGTCTCCATCGTCGTCTATTTCAAAATCGAAATCACATTCTTCTTTCTTTGATGCAGATGTTTCCTTCTTTACATTTTTATCCAAGTACCGGTAAATGCGTTTGATATCCAATTTCGTTATTTTGCCGTCTTCAAACAGTTTTTCCGCGTCATTAATAAGCTCGACACGATTCAAAAACGCATTACCTCCATAGAAAATACGCAATTCTTGGAAAAATGCCATCACATCTTTCTTATCCATATCGAGTGTCTGACAAAGCATATACAAGAACAATTGATTGCTGTATTCCGTCGAGTACTTCGTGAGTATTTTCGTAAACCGGACTTCTTTCATATCTTTTATGCTACTCAGATAATCGGGGTTTATCTTCTCAAACATATCATGAAAAAGAAAATTATTGTAAAATGTTTTGATGAATGTGCTCATTTCATTGAATATCCATATCTGACTTTGAAACGTGATTCTGTCGATGTAATCCGCAAAACAAATATTGTCGATTAGTTTCAAATAAAACGGCAGTGCTTTCTGTTTCGGCAGAATAGATATTCTATCTGCCACATTTTCATGCCATAAGAGTGCTACTGTTGTGCGGTCATTATCATTCATAAAATCATTGTGCTGGTCGACCGATAATTTACGGTCAAATAATTGCTTGGCAATCTTGCCATAATCCTCGTTGTAAAATTTTGCCCGGAATATATACTGGATATTATCACCCGTCAATATTTCCGGTTTCTTCTCATTCAATCTCAGTAAAAATTCGACTTTCCTGATATCTCCCTGTGCATACTGAACCATTTGGTCCAATAAAGGAGGCGACGGCGTTTCTCCTTTTTTTGGGGAATCCGGAATTATATTGAGCATTTTTGAAAAAACTAGGCGTATTTGCTCGTCGCTAGGAGTAGACAATTCAAATACATTACAAACATTCATCAATTCTTTGATTTTCTTGTCCATATAGTAATTCCCGATGCATATGACCGGATTAAGTGTGACATTTTCGGTCTTCTGTTTTTTCGTCTTTTTCTGGCGAATCAACTTTACCAGGGCAGATATGCCGCCCTTATCACCTTTATGCATACCGTCGATTTCATCCATCAATATAGCAATCTTCCGCGTTCTGCCATACATCATATCCAGAACGTTATGCCTACTTACATTGTCGCGGGTTATCGTATCAATGAGCGAACGGTTACGTACATCTCCCGCATCATATTTTATTACATCATAATCTAGGTCTTTTAATATATCGAGTATGAATCTCGTTTTCCCTGTACCGGGAGAACCATATATATAGATACCCTTCTTGAAATCAGAGTCTTTACAACGAGCATCAAAAGAAGACAGTATTTTTTTTATTTTTACTGCAATATCGGTTCTATTAAAAATGGTGTTTAAATCGAGTGTATTCATTTCAATAATATTGGGTTATTTATAGTAATAGAATATTGACGTTTTATATTATTTGTATGCAAACGCGTTTATTTATATCGTCGTTCCACTTTTTGGTCGTTGCACTTTCTAAGTCGTTACACTTTTTTGGTCGTTACACTTTTTTGGTCGTTCCACTTACCAGTCGTTCAGTTCTTCGTCTGTAAGTGAAACGAAAGGACCGCTCCTTACCTGTATTAGTGCTTTCTTCTCCTGTACTGGTTCATTTTCTTCATCCGATACTACCGCTACCGACGACGTTGGAACATAGCTACGTCGTTGATTACGTAGTTTTTGCATTGCACGATTTCGTATTGGAAATGGAACCAGATGTTTTTCCAGTTTTGGCGGAATGGGTGTTTCAAATGACAAATCGTCATATGTGCGGTCTTCGATATCTGCCCATTTCGACGATTTCAGTATGTCGCCAACATTGTCCAGTTTATTCCATATTTCCGTAACACCTATGAACAAACGCGGGTCTCTGCCGAGTTCAAATGTCGCACCGTACTTTTTAGCAAACGCGTCTATTTTCGCACAGCGATGTTCTTCGCCTCGATTGTACCTCGTCTTGAAATAGCGAGAGTACGAACCGGATTTGCTGCCTGACCCACCGCAAATATCTACTTCGCCTGCCATGTTTTTACGTGTCGAAGTAAAGTATATGGACTCATCATCGTCTGAAAAGTTGTAGTAATTTTCTGCGAATTTTCGGAATTTCTCGAAGAAATATCCTTGGCGGTCTTTTTGGTTGCGATAGTCTTTATATAGGTCCGGTTTTGTTAAGAATAGAGCAAGAATGGATTGCACCTCGTTATCGTGAAACGCTGAGAGGTTGGGATAATTCTTTTGCGATGCGTTTTGAATAGAAGCTGTATATTTAGCTGAGGATGTCATTTTCGTTTAGTGAAATAAATTATATTCATTTGCATTTATCAATATAATTAAGATTTCGCGTTCAATTTTATTTACTTACGGAAAGAACTAAAATCGCTCGTCACGGGAATATAATTGCTTCCTTTTGATACCAATGCACCATTATAAGAATACGGGTCGATTCCTTGGATACCGAGAGGATTATTGGGGTGATTGTATGTTCCTTGTGTGTAGTAACCCGTCTGATATGGATTGTTTACATATTGCTGGGATTGTGATTGTTCATTATTACGGTTGTCGATTTGTAATGGATTTGTCTTCAACACTCCTGCCACGCCCGAACCCGCATCGCGCAATAATCCAACTGCACCGGAAGCAGCATCACGCAATAAACTAGTTGCACCCGAACCAGTATCCTCTAATAAATCCTTTGCACCCGAACCAGTATCTTCTAGTAAATCCTTCACACCCGAACCAGTATCTCTTAATAATCCGGTAACACTATCATCGCCATTGTGTCTGTGTTTACTATTGCCTCCATCTCCATTGCCGCCAAACCCCGCCCAATTACCGTTTCCTTTGTATCCTGAACCATATATTGCTATGAAATCTGAGAATCTATTTCTGTATTTACCGTTGGTTCCAGAACCTCCTTGACCTCCGCAACTTGTGCATACACCGTTAGATGTGCTGCAACTTGGACAACTCGGGCACACTGGTGGTATAACCTGGGTTTTTAATATGTAATCACTTGCGTTTAATGCACTATCTATATTATCCGATTTGACCACTTTGTTCCAATACTCGAACCATTTGTAGTAATCCGACATCTTGTCGCCATTGCAAGCAGGAGTTGTGGATGCAGGAGTTGTTACCGCTGGAGTTGTTACAGTAGGGGTTGTTGCAGCAGGGGTTGTTGTTAAAGGAGTTGTGGATGCAGGAGTTGTGGATGCAGGAGTTGTGGATGCAGGAGTTGTGGATGCAGGA